GTTATTATGAAACCACAATCAGCGAAAGCGAAGGGTAGGAAACTACAGCAGTGGGTGAGAGATAAACTCATTGAACATAGGGAAGTACATCCTGAGGACATTGAGTCTAGGAGTATGGGTGCAGGAGGAGAGGATCTTATTATGGCACGAGATGCTAGACAAAAGTTCCCTTTTAGTATAGAATGTAAAAACCAAGAGAAGTTGAACGTTTGGGATGCTTATCAACAAGCAATTGATAACTCTGGTGACTATGAACCTATTCTTATAATGAAGAAAAATGGAAAAAAACCACTGGTTGTCATGGACGCGGAAAACTTTATCAAGTCCAACGGCTGATATGGAAGACTGGCGTTACTCAGACGAGAGAATGTTACTGAGGGCAGAAGTCTTTCGTGCATTGCAACATCACTTAGCAGACCATACACGTGCAGTGTATGAGTTCTGTACTCTATGGGTAGATCAAGGAAACCCCAATACCAATGGTATTGAACAGGCATTTCAAGACTACCTACGTAAATTAGCAGAGGATTCTTATGCAAAAACTAGTTAATGCAGCAGCACTATTTGCTGGTGCAGTATCACTTGCTGTTGTTGGTACAGCAGGGTATGTATACATCAGAAAAGACGCTATCATCGAGAGTGTCAAAGAGAAAGCACTTGAAGCAGTGATGGGAAGCGTTGCTGATTCACTTCCTAGTGTTGATCTACCTGATACTACAGGACCTGCAATACCTTCATTACCTACACCACCATCCCTATAAATAAAACTGCCTAGCAGTTTCTAGATGGAAGATAAGAAGGACAAACCTAAAGGTCCTATAGGTAAACTCCAAGAGTTTGCTGAAGATAAAGAAGAGCAGTTAGTAATTCTTAGTACATTTGTTCGCCTTGGTATTCTTGTGTGGTCTGGTGCAATATTAACATTGAACTACGTCACAATACCAGGTTGGGAACAAGACAAAATAGATCCGACTTTCATAGCTTCGGTCTTTACGGGGGTTACAGCTACNTTNGGAATTCAGACCGGTGGTAAGAAAAAGAACGGTGAAGGTGGTGGAGGTGNTAACATAACCAAGAAGGATATGGAGATGCTCATCGCCAAAGCAACAGAAGCAGCACCCACTCAAACAATCAGGTTAGAACAGGGACCCGTGACAATATCAGCGAGTCCAAATAAAAAGTCATCATAAGATACCTGTGGTAGTGTACATAGTAATGTAGTAATAATACAGAACTATGAAACACTATGTCGTAGGTTATCATGACATGATGAACAACGTTATAGAGATCTGTGAGTATGCAGATGATGCTTTTCAAGCACTACAGCAAGCAAANCAAGACATCCCAGAACTCATAGGTCATCCAAATGCATGTGAGTATTGTTACTTAGAAGATGGAAGAACTTGACTTCATACACTCTCCAAGTGTGAATCAGATAGAGGTAAGTATACCTCCTATCAGAGTTCTCAACGTCCCAAATATAAGAGTATTCAAGGCACCCTCTGTACCTAGCGTAACAGTTCCAGTTACAGTGCACATTGGGAAACCAATAGTAGATTTGCCAGGTTGTGTAGAAGCACACCCAGAAGACGAAGGAAAAAGTCCCTCACTTGTCACGGATGACAGTGATGGGACTGTTGTTTTATGTGACGGTCAGTATCCATCCTTTGATGCGATGGACTATGTGCCAGAAGATATAATAATAACGACAGAAGCACCTCCACCACCAGTGCAACCACCACCAGATCCACCAGGTACACCAGAGGTTCCTGAGACTTCTAATTTAGGTGTAGAGGAACAACCATGTCCTGCACCAAACCAACCACGTGTAGGTGATCTAACCACCAGTGGTGATGAGAAAGTTGTAGGTCATGAACTCCAAGGCACTACCTGTGTTGTATTGTATGAACCTACCACTGTTGTTGACAAATATTTACCGACTGCAAATGTGGTAACGACTACCGCAACCATCGCAGCAGTTGCTACTGCGTCTGCCCTATTTGCAAAACCCCTAGCGGATTTGATTCTGAGGGCTTTGAAACCTCTAATAAAGAAGGCAACTGGTGTTGTCCAGAAGAAACTGGGACGCCATCGGACTTTGTCTCGTCTGGAGATTCAATCAAATAAGTATCGGGAGAAGAAGGGTCTTCCACCTGTGAAACCTCCGAAAAAGAATAAGAAGTTGAAGGGATAGAGTGGGTATGATTTGGTAATGTATTTGGTGGATTTACCAATACAACATCAGCACAAACAGAGTGGTAAGGAGACTTTGGATGAAACATAATACCAGCTTTCATCAATTCCCCACAATTTTTTAAGCGAGCTATTTCAAAGTCAAGTCGCTTGTTAGCATTTGTCTGCTCGATGTATGCTATCTGCTGTGCTGCTGCCTCTTTACATAACTTAGTTAATTTTTTATCAAGTGGCCAACTTATAGTACCACTAATACCTATTGATATATTCTGGTTGTTCTTCTGACCTGTTCTTGTTGGTTTATAAAATAAAATTTCACCGGGATTATCAGGTACACCATCATCATTGGCGTCTAGCATATTGTACACTGGATCCATCCAATAATCTTCGTAAGGATGCTGTTCGCTGAGACTCCCAGTGAAGAACGGAGTAAGGTTCATGGTAGCACCTTGACATTGTATACCATTACTATAAGTGTTGGTAATATAAGGTCCTTGTAAAACCTGTATTGCCTGATTGGTTACTGAGCCACTGGAATTAGCGACAGGATTAGCGGTAGCAGAAACTCCCCCCACGTCTGTGTTTGCTAAGACTGGGGTAGTTATGTTAAAAAGACTAAGAACGGTTAGTACTGATGTACTTATTGACTGAAGATTGAGGTTGTGTCTGTGACGCTTTGTATTGTTGTTGTTCTTTGTATTATTGTCTGTGTCTGTAAGCCCGGACCATTGTAGTGCTCCGTGAATTGGAACGATTGTCCTACGTTTTGCTGTGTCCAGTTTGGTTTTTGTTCTAAGTCTAAACCAGTCCATGATGAAGTCACTCCATTCAAAGTATTAGATTGAGCAGTCCCCACATCTGGTGACATGCTCGTGCCATCGTGTTGTACGTTTGTCCCCGTTACCGAATATGTCCAACCTGTCGAATAATCCATAGAATTAATCGTCTCTGTCACGGTGCTCGTCGTTTCCGTGTGGCTGGTCATCGAACCCTGTGTAAAGTTAGGCACCACAGGAACAGCTATCGCAGTCGACGCACTCGCAAGGGCAATCACACCCACAGTCATCGCACGATACAGTTTCATTTGTTACCATAACTCCTTATTTTATAGTAAGTTCAGTGACATGTTGTCCTGTAGCTGAGGTACCTGCACCACCAGCAGTTATTGTCATAACCCCTGCACTGGTTATAGTTCCAGCGAGTGTGTCTTTTGTACCAGCAGCAGTAGAAGTTTGATTACTGAAGTTTCCTACAGCACCTACTGTTGGTGCTGATGTTGGAACAGCATCTGCTTGGGTGTATGACTGGGTAAAGCTGAAAGCTGCACCAGGCACATCTTGGGTCGCTGCTATAGTACCAGGAGCATAAACACCTGAAGTTATAGTACCAACACTCACTGTGTTAGCTGTTGTACCATCAGTTGTGTCCACACCGTTCCCCGTTATCGAGAACGACGATCCAACTCTCTCAACCTGTGTTGCTGCTGCGTTCACTTGTAACTGAACACTTGATGATAGCCTGTGAGTAATGTCTGCACGGGCAGTCATCGGAGCAGCTAACGCTAACATAATAAAAGGAATAAGTTTTTTCATTCTTATACGTAGCATTCTAGCCGTATTTATGATAATATATATCCAACGATAAAAATACCTAGAAACATGAGAATTTTTCTTGACACTGCCGATACAGAAGTGATCAACAAACACTATGTCACTGGTCTTATAGACGGTGTCACAACAAACCCAACTCTCATACGTAAGAGTGGTAGAGATCCTATCAAAGTTTACGAAGAGTTAGTAGAGTTAGGACTCACTGACATCAGTATGGAGGTTGGTGGTAATGCTATGGAGATGGTAGAACAAGGTAATAAACTTGCTACTTTGTTTGGAAAGGTTGCAACCATTAAGGTTCCATGTACCGTTGAAGGTCTATGGGTGTGTAGAGAGTTGAGAAGAAACCTTATAAATGTAAATGTAACTTTGATATTCTCAGCAGCACAGGCAATCCTTGCAGCAAAGGCAGGAGCAAAGTATGTTTCTCCTTTTGTGGGCAGATTGAATGACAACTCTNTAAATGGATTAGATTTGATTCAAGAAATCAATAGTATATTCACAATGCAAGGTGTTCATGAGACAGAGATACTATCTGCATCTATTAGAGATGTGTCTGGTGTGTCTGGTTCATTCGCTAGAGGTGCCGACATAGTTACAATGCCACCATCAGTATTTGAAAAGATGTACAACCACATCTTGACTGACAAGGGGTTAGAACTTTTCAATGCAGATTTAGAGAGCATAGCAAATGCGAATCATTCATAACGCAGTATCAGATGAACTCATCGATAGATGTCTCGATGAAATACAAAAAAAGAAGACGCAAGATGTTTGGGGTATATCCAAATGGAAATGGAATGCTCCACTAACTAAAGGTTTCAAACAATTTTGTTTCTCTTCTAGACCTGAGGTATATCAATTCAATGATCTTAGGAATCAACTCACACAATACTTTCACAGAGTACCTACAAATATAAACTATCATTTGTGGTTACCAGGTTCTGGTATCAACTGGCATGATGACAACATGAACCTCTACGGTGCTACATTATATTTGAATGATTGGNTACCAGAAAAGGGNGGTGTATTCATGTGGAGAGAAAAAGATACTGAAGAATTGAAGTGCATACATCCTCAAAGAAATATGCTCATGATAAATGAGTATGGAGAAGATCATGCTGTCACTCCTATCATGGTAAATGAGGGAGCAGGATTGAGATTGTCTGTGCAGATATTCTGTCAATACCCTAATGAAGAGTTGAATNNAGGTCAACCATCAGCACCTGTACCACCAGAAGGACATTACGATTAAATGCATCTTCACTCTAAACATATTGGTCTTGATTGGGCAGATGATGTAGAACTGCTCTGCAATAAACTTATACTACAACATAAATGGAGTAGTAAAAACTATAAGAGAGGTGAGTATGTATTTGATATAGCACCTAATAATCTAGGATTCTTTCAACCCCTGTTTGATATAATAAAACAAGAAGTTATAACACTATATCCTAAGGCAGATATACCAGATAGAATATTCAATAAGAGTTGGGCGTATGTATCTAATCAAGATAGGACTGTCAGTTTTTTTCACAATCATATTTCAGAAAAGGTAAGGAAGGATATATCCACTGTGTTCTACCTAAAAAAACCACCAAACTCAGGTGATATTATGTTTTTATTGGGAGAGGAAACACATATACATAAACCAGTAGAAGGTGAACTCATCATCTTCCCTGCTACATACTATCACTCACCTTTGCCATCAAAAACAAAGGAATATCGGATAGCAATCAACGTCAATGTAATGACTCTAAATGAGTATGATTACTTCCTTGACAACTGAGGTGAATGAACAGTATAATTATGTCGTTAGTTCAAAAAACAATGTCGAAGAAGGGATCTTTTCTTTCGAGATTCAAAAACAAATCTCAACTACTTGTATCTGCTGTTGAAAATAAGATAGACTTAGAGTATGATCATCCTAATCTTTATGATTCTCTAAGGTCTTTCTATCAGTCACAAGACATTTATTTTTACAATGATAGAGAAAGGGATTACGATGTTATTATGGAGAACTTAGAGTATGATTTATTGAATACGGGGTTTATTGGATGATTGAAAANGAAAGAAGACCATGGGGTTACTTCACTGTCTTACAAAGAGGTGACAAGTATTGTGTCAAAGAACTCTTCATAGAACCAGAGATGAGGATCTCTCTACAATTCCATCGGTATCGCACTGAGGACTGGGTTGTTGTAGAAGGTGATGGTATAATAACTCAAGGTAATTTAGAGACACCATGTAAAGTTGGCGATACATTCTTCATACAGATAGAACAACGTCATCGCATACAGGGTGGTAAAAAGGGAATAAGAATTATAGAAGTACAAAGAGGTGACTGTCAGGAAGATGACATCGTAAGACTACAAGATGATTATAATCGTATAGATCATTTTGCATGGGGTCACTACTAATGAATCCAAATGATTTCACACCAGAAGACCCTGCACATTACCAACGTGGTAATATACAAGTTTGGGATTTCATAGCAGATCAAGGACTTGATTTCTTCGCTGGTAATGTAGTAAAGTATGTCTGTCGTGCAGGACACAAGGACGATAAAGTCCAAGATTTGAAGAAGGCAAAAGCATACATTGATAAACTTATAGACTTATGTTCCTAGTTACAGGTGGTGCAGGATTTATTGGCAGTAACTTCCTACACTATCTCAAAAAATATACTGGTGTAGATGATCAGATTGTTATCATTGACAACCT